ATATCCGATGGTACTCCATGGCAATGGCGTCGCATTTGCTTTACCTACAAAGGATTCCTTAATGTCGTTCCCAATATCGATGGATTTCAACTCTCTCGGTCCGGTACTTCTGAGAGTTGGAGCCGACTGATGAACATGCTCCCCAACAACACATATAAAGATACTGTCGAAGAGATAATCTTTAAAGGTGCCGCCAACCAAGATTGGAATGACCAAATGATTGCTCCTCTTGATAAGTCAAGAATCACAGTCAAGTATGACAGGACGAGAACCATTTCATCTGGCAATCAGGACGGAGTCATCCGGAAATTCAATCTTTACCACCCAATGAACAAAACTCTTGTGTACGCCGATGACGAACAGGGCGGCGGCAAGATTTCCTCATTTTACTCTGTCCAATCAAAAGCAGGAATGGGAGATTACATAGTTATGGACTATTTCCGCCCTCGTATTGGCACTACCACAGCGAATCAGCTTTCCTTTAGTTCTAATGCTACTCTGTATTGGCACGAAAAGTAACAATATCGTCCGGTACATGAATAAAAATGCAATTTGCTTCCAACCATGACAAATCCTCGTGACTGAAATTGCCGTCCCCTGCACCATTGTGCATGGCCATTGAACGTCGCATAACATCTCTGGGGTCCGTATTGTTGCACCAAATGCACGGTCGGCCCCACTTAAGCAGTCTCACGTTACGATACTTTAGTTCGTTTGAGATATACTGCATCCCCCCTAGCCAAGACTTCCAAGCCGGGAAATACCGCAAGTCCACGTCATCGAGCACGTGATAATGCGCCGTATGTTCCATATCGTCAGCCATCTGAGCGTTAAGCCTACGCTCGGAATAAATGTGGCTGCCTAAACTTCTGGCCCAAGTTGTTTTGCCGGATAAACTCCGGCCATACAAGACCAGAGACTTCCGTCTAGGACCTAAACGCGTTAATACAATTATGATACCGCGCACTCGAGGGGAGGCGCTGCGGCGTGCCGAGCGGAGCGAAGGTGGTAGCCATGGAGCTTTAGCGACTGCAGCCGAACCGACGTGTAAGACATACCTATGAGTGGTTCTCCACTGCGTATTCCAGACTCCCGTACCCAATCATCGCGTCCGTCCAGTTCACCACTGGTAAACTCAGCTCCCTCGGGTGTACGGTACTCCTCCACATCAAGTTTGAATCTCCAATCGGCGTAGGCTCGTGCATTCGAAAACCGTGCAATGAGATTTCCTCGGTCCATCTCGTCGTAAAGTTCAAGAAACTCCTCACCACTCTCGCAGAGGTTCGCGACATTGCTGAGTCGATGAGCTCCAACATGCATACCTCCGCGTGGTTCTGGTCGAGCGAGCCCTCCCGCAACAACCTCTCCATCCTTGATCGCATAATCGTAGCCTTTCTCTGGCGTGCCACGAGATGGCGATACGTTTGGGTGGAAACCTCCAACATCGAAGATACGAATGTTTCGGCTTCGGAACTTTCTGTTGAAGTCGACAAAACAGTGCAGATGAGTTCCCCCATCAATATGATTCTCTCTTGCAATGATGCACTCTGCTCCAAGGGCACTAAGATGGTTTGAAACATCCCACTCGTCGAGACCGTTACTTTGTGCGTATGTGAGAAGTAAAAACTTGGAGTTGACAAAATACATGGTGTGCTCTCCAGCCGTGTCCTGCGAAACTAATATTATAGCAGGACACGGGACACACCCTTTTATCTATAAAAGGACCCACTCCCCTCCCCAACAAAATTTGGTATCCCCGACAAAATGGATACCCCCTCCCCAACACAAGAGCATTGCCCAGTATGCCGGTGCGCTACCTCAACAGACGTCGCACCCGTGGTGTCATTGGACGCCGTAAATCCACTAGTTCACGCTATCGAAGCACTAGTCGCAAAGCTAGACGAACTTATCGAAAGCCAATTCGAAGAATGTCAAAGCGAGCAATTTTAAATATGACAAGTCGTAAGAAGCGCGATACAATGCTCACCGTGACGAACGTCACCGCCGCCGCGCAGCAAGGGTCCACTTCCTACACTCTTTCCCCTGCCATTATTACTGGCGGTACCAACGCCAAACCTCCAATCGTTTGGTGTGCCACAGGCCGTGGCGTCGTCACCCAAGGTGGCAGCATCGGCACTGTATTCACTGATGCGACACGAACCGCCACTAACTGTTACATGAAGGGTCTGAGCGAGAAGATCGAGATTCAGATATCCGATGGTACTCCATGGCAATGGCGTCGCATTTGCTTTACCTACAAAGGATTCCTTAATGTCGTTCCCAATATCGATGGATTTCAACTCTCTCGGTCCGGTACTTCTGAGAGTTGGA